AGCGTTACAAGGAAAACGGCGGATACATCTACCGATTTCACGACAACGGGAAAGTGCGGGTGAGGATTTCACTGGCCGACTTCATCCTGTTTGAACTCGGGGCTTTGGAACAATGAACCCACGTCCTCTTCGCGTGCAGGTGCATTATGACTGACCGTCCGTACAGCGTAGCAACTTTAGCGGAAAGGTGGGGTTGTTCCAGGCGTCATGTGACGAACCTGATCCGCAGGGGGGAGTTGCGCGCGTTTCGGGTCGGTGCTTTGCTTAGAATTACGCCGGGGGAAGTGGGGAGGTACGAAGAATGCGGTACAGGGTCGCCAAGCACAAGCGAGGGTTCGTCGCGGTCATCTACGAGCCGACAGGACATCGCAGACGAATTACGCTTAAGGCGACTGACAAGTTCAAAGCCACAGCAGAGGCGGCAGAGCTTGTCGGTCATATCGAACAACGAAAGCCCCGGCAAAGACTAACGGTCGGGCAGATAGTGGAGATGTATCTTGAGCAAAGCGAAGCGATCTGGCGAGGTGTTGACAAGTTCCACGCTCAGGCACTTAAGGCCCATTTCGGGGGCCTTGCGCCAAGCAGCATTGACGCTGAAACTTGCAGATCGTTCACTGCTAATAGCAAGGGCAGAGTTGGAACGATCCGAAAACGACTTTCGGTCCTTCGCGCAGCACTTAATTGGGCTGCAAAAAAAGCCCTCATCGACAAAGCCCCGCACATCTGGCTCCCGCCAGCCCCGCCGCCGAAAGACAGGAGACTGACCCGTGACGAATTTGAGCGCCTCGGACGAGCAATGGAAAGCGTACATGGATGGATATTCTTGCAGCTTGCAAGATTTACAGCGGCGCGCGCTGGGGCAATACTCAGCCTTCAGTGGCAATCCGTTGACTTCGAGCGCCGCATTATCTCGCTTGGCGGGTCAGTACGACAAAAACGCAGGGCAACAGTCCCCATGCACCCCGATCTGGCGTGGATACTGGTTTTAGCCAAGGAAGCAGCCATGACGGATTACGTGATTGAGTTCGCCGGGAAGCCTGTGAAGTCCATCAAGAGGACGTTCCACACAGCAAGGAAGCGGGCTGACCTGGACAAGGCCGTCACGCCCCATGTCCTACGCCATACAGCAGCATCCTGGATGGCAGAGGCGGGTATTCCGATGAGCGAGATTGCAGCGGTGTTGGGGCACCGGGACAGCAGGACTACGGAACGGGTCTATGCTAAATTCTCGCCTGAATATTTACAGAAAGCAGTGAGGGCTTTGGGATGAGTGCAAGACGATTGGACAGTCAATTCCGCATGATGGAATGGGAAAAAAAAGAAGCGAGGCTGCTAAGAAGGAAGCGGCTTGCAGCCAGCCAGAAAGAAGCAGTGCCCTCCGGCGCAAATTGCCAGTCAGAAGAACAGCGCAAGCCTGAAACGACGCCAAACGACGAACAGAAGGCGTGAGGTTCCGCGTTAAGTCGTTGTTTTCCATATAGGGAAATGCTTTCGGGAGGCAGGGGCCGGAGGTTCAAATCCTCTCTCTCCGACCAGTCTTTTCAATGACTTAGCACCGAAAAGAGGCAGTGCGCTGTGGTGCGCTCGTGCCAGTTCTTAGTGGTATTTCAATACTCTAGGGCTAGTATGCCCATGCTTCAGACATGAAGCGGCCCCGCCGCCTGCGCTAACAGGTGATGGCAGGGCCTAACCAACACATGAGGGTATCATGCGTAAGGCTGTTTTCATCATAGTTGCGATTCTTGCGTTTGTCTTCGACCTGGCGATGGCGTTTATGGTCCTCGCCTGCGCTTGGGCTATCCAATGACCCGGCGCGTATTGACCCGACCAAAACACGGCTGGGCATCCACCCGTGGGGAGCGTGTAGACGCTTACCTGTCGGGGTTTTTCCCCTTGCTGATGCTGTCGGTGTTTAGCTGCGTATTGGGGATCAGCGTGTTTGGGGCGACTATCACCACCATCAACCAGCTACTGCTGCTGTAGCTGGGCCGCAATATCGGGGGGCATATGCTGACCTGAAACCAGCATTGCCCCGCCTGCGCCTGCGGTCATGGGGATGCCATACTTCTTTAGGATGGTGATTAGATTGTCATCAAATATGACGTAGTTGTTGGTCCCGCCAACACCGTCACGGGAGCCTGCGTCTTTGTACTTTATGCCTTTTACGCCTGCTTGCTTCAGCCTTTGAGACACAGCCGCAGAAACTTCTGTAGGGGGCGACAATTGAGCTCCACGACGCCACCCAGTTAGCGCCGCATATGCCGACTCCCCCTTCATGTCTGCCGCTTTTGGGCCAAGAATCTTGGATGCGTCAGCAATTCTCTGCTGAACTTCAGGCTGTGAATGAAGCGCGTCTCTCACTGCCTTCGGCTGCTCACTCAGAGGCTTATCCCAATCAAGCAGCTCATGGGGCTGGACGTTGAGGTGGACTTGGTACATGGAGCCGTCTGACGATAATTTTACGCCTGATGATTTCCACTCATTCAGTTTTGCGATAGTCTTTTTTTCCAGAGGCGAGTCCGCATATCTGGACTTCATAATGTTGCTGATTGCCTTATCAACGTCACCGTTAGCGTTCTGTAGGTAACTACTAGCCGCCCAATCAACTTCGTTATTTGGGTTTATACTTAGGGAAATGCCACCAGTTTTTGGGAACGACCATACCTGAGACCCATCTGGTGATTGGACCTTTGCATCAGAAAGAGCGTCCCGATACGCCCTTGCAACATCCTCTTTCTCAGCAAAATACAACCCATGCCCATAAGCCTGCGCCCCCTCACCCGTTCCAATCTTCGACATATCGAACTTGTCGAAGGAATGAGGGGAACCGTGATAGGCGATGATGCCGTTATCCCCCGTCAGCCCATTCAAGGCTTGTTCCCGTGAAACACTGGAAGCCTGACCACCTGTCTGTGCTGCTTCTGCTTCCAGCCTAGCCTTGAGGGCTGCTTGTTCTGCTGGAGTAGCGTCTGCGAGAAGTTCTGCAAGACCGCGCCCCTTACCCGGAGCAACGGCCATAGCCTTAAACCCCAATGGTGCAGCCGCAGCCAGACCCTTCGCTGTCGCCCCCGCCTTCACAAGAGCCGCAAGCGCAGGACCTACCGTAGCAGGGTCTGGAATGTTGACCACATCACCCAAAGCCCCACCAAGCGCCTGGACCTCTGGAGATGCCCCCGCCTGATAGGCACGGTCCCTGAGTTCCTGAGACGATGGCATCAGCGCCATAGGCACGTTTGCGATCTTCAGCCCAAGCCCGCCTAGCAGGTTCGCTGCCCTCTGGATGCCCTCTGCATTAGGGTCCGCAGCGGTGTCGAGCATGTCCTGTGCAAGACCGCCCTGCATCTTCTTGAGGCGTGCGAGGTAGGTATCCACCGCCCCGGCAAAGCCCAAGGACGGGTCAAAGCCGACATCCGTCACTGTCTTGGCAAGCGGTGTTTGCGGGGGAGCGCCCCACGGGTCATTGCGGAGAAGGTCGGCTAGGGATGGCATTTATTTGTTCCCGTAGTGAGCGAGGCACCAGTAACGAATCCACATCTGCAAATCGGTGTGACGCTCCCGCAGGGCTTCGTACTGCGCGGCGTCCTTCGCCCATAGCGTCAAAGCCTCTTGCTGGCTCAACGGCATCTTGAGCGGATTGATTTCTGCAAGGGATGGTTCACGCTGAAGCAGAACCGGGGGCGGCTGGGGACAGCTATTGGCCTGATCTAAGTGATTGCAACTGACTAGCGACAGGGTCAGGAATATCGCAGTCATGGCTTTTCGGTGCATGGTCTTGAATCGCTTTGAGGGTTGTTCCTAGCTTCTTGGCGAGCATTTCCTGGGCCTGTGTCAGCTTCTCCTGAACGGCAAGTCGCTCGCGGTCAGAGGCGACGGTACGCTCTATCTGGTTCCGAAGCTCAATCTTGGCACTCTCAAGTTGCATGGCATCTGCACGCCAGCCAGCAGCAGTCCAGCCCGCGTAGAGAATTACGAGGACGGCGACTGCCGCCCCCGCTGTTCTAAGCCAGCCCATTACGGCGTGTGGACCCAATGGGACCACGAAACCGCAATGGTTCCCATGACGCCACCAATGAGCGCCTGGGCTGAATCACCGTCAGTCATGCCCTGAGAGACAAGCCATCCAGCCCCAACCGTGAGGGCGTGGCGGATCAAGCTGAAGAAGAATTCCTTCGGAAGAAGTGCAAGCATGTTGTTTCCTTTCATTGCTAGGGGCGACTAGCGACCCCGAATGTCCGTCCTACACTTGGCAGGCGGAACAAGAAGGGCGGATGGGCCTTACCACCCGCCCGACTTCACTAGATGATGGAAGGCTCGCCAACCTGAACGGCGGCGGCTTCCGGCGAGGCAAGGCCGACAAAGTCACCCAGCGCGAACGCCAGGTCCTTCACGCCCTCGCCAAGGTCAACGTCAGCCGTCCCGGAAAGGGAGGCAGCACCTACCGCGCCAATGGTCAACGTAGCCGTAAAGCCAGTGTCCGTAGCTGCTACAACAACTTCGCCAAGCGTTGAGGAAACGACCGGGAGCCCGTCTACCTTCGCCGCGTTGCCGTTTGCGTCCACGAAACTGAACGGCACAACGACCGACTTTCCATAAGGAACGTCCATGTGTGTTACTCCTGAATGTGAGGCTGTCCGACAACGACCTCTGTTGCGGTGCTATCCTTCGCAACGAAACGACCGCACCATTCGTCTCGCCCTGTCGGCGGCCAGCCAGACCGGCCGCTTCCATCCATGAAAAGTCTCGGCGGGTCGGCGCGGCATTCGCCGCCCCGATGCCGGATTTCGTTGTAGAATCTGCATTCGCCACACTTCATGTGCGCCTCCTGTATTTCGGCCCAACGGCCACACCCCAGCGGCGGTAAATGCGCCCGCTGTTCTCAATGTCTCGCCATGAAGCGATGAACTTGTCCGCGTCTAGATACCGTCGTGGTCTTCTGGAAGAAGGGTCCACCAGGCAAACACGAGCATCGCGAATGCCAACCACAACTGAATAATGTCCATGATCCCACGACCTCCCCAAGTCAGTCTGTGATGGTTTGTGAGGCCATGCCTGATAGGCCACGATGACGGGCCATCCGCGCTCCAGATACGCGGTGAGCAACGACAGCGTCATGCGCTGCTGCTGCTTGTGGCTATACCTGTTGCGTCTCAGAAACCTTGCAATCTTGAAAGGTGATGTTCCATTTGCAGGGTCTGCCCCGCACCGCTTTTCAATGGTTTCTTCGCTGAGTGACTTTCCGTGGTACTCAAGTACCATGCGCAAGCAGGCTGGCCCGCAAGTGTAGTTTGTGCGTTGCCGATAATGCGGCACCGCAAGCACGTCACTCGCCCTGCATTATTTTCGAAATGCGGACGCCTATCTCATACAAGTGGTCATCGAGTTCGGTGCCGCTTCTTCCTCGCGAGCTAATGAAAGCCTCATAAGGAACCGTCCAGGCCCCCGTGTGATCCTGCGTGAAGCCCACAGAAATCACAAATGGCCCGACTCCCTCGTTCACCGAAAACCTTCTGTTGGGGGCTTGCATCACTTCACTACCTTCAAGTCCGGCTTTTTCCGTTTGCCCTTCTTGATCCATTGAAACGCGCTTTCCATGTATTCGAGTGTTGCGGGGGTGAGTGGCATTTCGATGCCGTGAATCTCGCGGAATATCCACATGCGCAGCGTGGCGTCGTGCGCGTGCGCGTGCCAGAACGGCAACGCCTCAACGGCTACAGTGACGGTGCGCTCGACTTCGATGTCATCAGTCATGATCCACCCTCACTCGCCTGATCGTCGTTAGGCCCCACTTGGGGTGCGTCCACCACATGGTTTGTGTTGGTGGCTCTGGCTCTGCCCGTAACTCGCTCTTGGCGTATTCGCTGAATCCAGCAAGGCACCCATTTGCAATCCCGTTGGGAAGCTGCATCGCAACATGAAAGTGGCCTGTCAGGACGTAGTCCACGGGCCTTCCCATGCGCGCCATTTGCGCACGAACCTTGTGAATCCCCTTGCTGATGACAGCCGATGGGCCGATGAAGCCTTGCCCGCCCCTTGCCCCTATCCTGTCGCCATGCGTCAGAAGGTAATGCGTGTTGAACAGCGTGTAATAGGCGTCACCAGATGGAGGTGCGCAGAACGTGATGCGCGTCTCACCCTTGGCCTTGAAGTAGGATTCAATCGCCCAGATGGCGAGGTAGTCATAGGTAAGCGCCACGAACCTCTTCGCCCGTGGCTTCAGCGTGGCCCGGTCATGGTTGCCGGGAACGGAATAGACGGTTACTTTGGGAACGACGCGCAGCAGTTCCTCAAGGCCGCGTATCTCCTCTTCCGCCACCATCTGTGTTTGTTCGGTGGGGACCGTGTCCTGCGTCTCACTCAAGTCGGCGTGTATGTCGCCCGATACCGCATCGCCTCCCCGGAGATAGACGAAGCCGGGGTATTCCATCTTCGGGCTTTCGCGCTCCAGCAGCTTGATGCTGGTGCGGATCAGGCGGCGATAGCGTTCCCGGAAAATGTCGGGGCTGTAGTCGTTCGGGAAGTCCAACTCACTTGAGCGGATAACCTCACCCGCCTGGAAGTCTGACGTGAACAGCGTGGGGATTTCCGGTTGTGACTTGGTGCTTGTTGCAGGAACCTGCCACTTGGGTATCTGCAACTTGTCCGGTGCAAGGTTGAAGACTGATCCCCGGATGTCCTCCAGCTTCGCCGCGTATTTCAGGGCCTCGTCAAGTCGCCGCTTCAGGTCAGCAATCTGGTTGCGTGTCCTGATCGTGTCCGGTGTCTTGTCCGGTATCGCCTTGCCGTCATCCTGCTTGTAGAGCGACCAATCCGGCATTGGGAAGCCCTGCAGTTCGGCAGAGCGGATTGCGTTCTGCAGCGAGCATGGCTGGATTCCTAGCGCCCTCGCGGCGACGGCAATTGCCGCCTGCCCGTGGTGGCCTATCGTCCCCGGAGGTGGGTATCCGGCCTTTAGTGCCTTATGGATGAAACTCTTGCGCCTGTTCCACTCTTTTTTGGAAAGCCGTGGATAGGGCATCCGTCACCCAAACATATGGATGAATATGACATGCGCGCCGAAGACGAGAACGGCGAACACAAAGCCGGGACCTGACCACATGAATTCGGCAAACATGTCTCGTGGGCGGCGGTAGAAAATGCGCTGCGAGGCTTTGGTGGTATCCCCGCCCTTGCGCTTCGGCTTCTTTTGCTTGCTCACACTATCACCGTGCAGTTGCCGTAAAGACGCTCACCGTTTGCTACCCACCCAACGGCAAAACCAATCGACAGCGCCAGGATCAGCCACGCAATGATGTTCCCAACATGCAGCGGGGTGTTCCGAAGGGCGCGGCGCATCATTTTCCTGCCCTCTTCGCGATGGCTTCCGCCAGCCTGTCAACCACGGATGGGCCAAGGTAGCCACCTGACGCCGCAATGACGCTGCCGAACAATTCCGGCATGGCGTATGCCGAGTGGAGGTATTGCCCCAGCGCACCACCTACGAGGCCCATAAACAGGACGGTAGGCCCGTCAAGGGCAACGCGAATCCAGCTGAATGGCTCGCCCCTCTGCACCTTGTGGGCGTGCCTCATGGCAACGCCTACTGCTGCCGTGAAGAAGCTACCAACAGCAGCAGCAACAAGACCAACCCAATGATTAAGCTCATCCATCTCTAGCCCCTAAGAAAGTGATCGCGCTCTGCCGCACGTCTGCGAGTAAGTCCTAAAACTGGCTTTCCGTGTTGGTCCTTGTTCCAGCGGACGAACTGGCCAGCCGCGCCCAAATAGTCATGTGCATTTAGCTTTCTGAGTAGCGTTGAGGTCAGAAGTTGCCCGACGCCAATGTTGAATGTGAGGCTGACAAGAGCGTCAAACTGCGCTTGGTCTAGCGTTACTTTCACAGCGGAGTTGACTTGGTCTGCAACCACACCAACATCATGCGCAAACCACGCTTCGGCCTCATCCTTCGTGATTGGTGGCCAATTACTCAGCGGGGCATTCGTGTCCTTGCTCAGAAGCCGCCCATAGCCCTGAGTTGGGTAGCCGGATGAATCCTTATACGGGTACACAAGGTCATCGTTCCCGACGCGGGCCAAGCCCTCAAACTGCTTCAGGAAGCTTAGAACCCAATCTGAAGGTTTCATCGACATATCGTTATTGCCACCCATGAAGCCGCACCAACAAGACATTCACCGGCCTGTGAGCCGTATCCAGTGCGATGCCCAAGCCAGTAGAGCGCCGAATGAGTGGCACCAACTATCGCGTATAAGCCAAACATCTCAGGCGAGAAGTAGAACACCGGAATGGCTGCGAGGCAGTTGCGGTAGAAGCCAAGCAAGTCTGGGTAGTTCAGCTTGGCGTTCAGGGGCAGGTATTGCCCTGTCCCGAACATGACGAGAGAGCCCCAATTCGTGAGGACGAGGATGGGCGCAAGCCACCACGGGGCGTGAGACATCTCCGTCATCAGTGCAGCCGTGGGGATGGCCCAAGCAAGGCGCGACAACTGAGTGCCGATGCCGAACCAGTCTTTGAGAGGCCCACCACGAAGGCGGTAGAGGATAGCGCCTATAAGCGCGGCAATTGCGGGGATGAGCATGGGCTAGTCCTCCGCGTAGACGCGGTAGCGCCAACTTGCTGCCGTAATACTTGCGAGCGCGCCGGTATCTTTGCGCGGGTAGTACGGATTTACACTGTTGCCCGTTATCATCTTCAGCGTTGTTGAGTCTGAGGTGTGGGTAACGCCTCGAACAACCGCGCCGTCAGATTCGATTGCTCCGGCCGCGCTAACGACATCTCCAACCGCGTATCCGAGGTCTGTTGTTGTGCACTTGTACTCGCCCCACATGCGCCTCGGCCTCACGCCCAAGCCGTGCGTGAACGTGGTAACGGTGGACGTTGCTAGTGTCTGGTCGCCAGAGAAAAACCTGTAAACACCATTTACCGTGCGCCAGCCAGTACCGTCGCAGAGGAGCGTGACGCGCGATCCCGTGTACATTTTGCGGGTCGAAAAGCCGTCGATCAGTTCTGCACCGTTCGGATCAACGATGACACCAAACGGAGCGGTGTCTGTGGTGTCCTCGTTGCTGACGTACAGCACAAATCCATCACCGCACGTAGCAGCCGCCGGGAGTGTCAAGGTTGCGTCTGCTGCCAAACCCGCAAAGCGGATGCTCTTGCCCCTGTCCGCAGTCGTGGCCGAGTAACTTCCTGTCTTCGACGCAATGGCCGACGACTTCATCAGAACGTTGTCGCCAATCGACTTCCAGTTAGAGCCATCGCTCTGGATCAGATACGTTTGTCCAGGGTGAATGATGAGGGTTGTCGATCCGTCTATGGTTTCTGTCGAGTTCGGATCGAAGGTCACATCCCCTGTGGATGCCGAGTTTTTTACAATAAACACGCCACCGGAAAAGTTGCTGGAAGCGACATTGGTTGACAATGTGGCAGACGCAGTCGTGAAGTCAAAAACTGTCGGCGGCTTCACGTCAGCAGGGAGCAGCGTATAGTTCGCCGTCTTCGCGCTGTACCGCCACAAGTCAGAGCCCATCTTGATGGCGCGGTAGTTCGTGCCGTCGCTTGTAATCTTGTACCGCTGCCCCGGATAAACAATGAGCGTGGAAGCGCCATTGATGGTCGAAGTCGTGGGGGTAATCGTGGCAAGGCTTGAGGTTGAGATGTTCTCAATCTCGGTCCAGAATCCTGCCGAGAATGCGCTAGACGACGTCGCCTGTGGCAGCGTGATGGCAATGGCAGCAACATTTGATATGGTGACAAGATTTCCACGGTCAGAGGAAAGGACCGTGTAGGTTGTTCCCGTCTGGGCATTGACGATCTGGGACGAGCGAAGCTGCGATATGATTTCGTAGTTCGTCCCATCGTCGGACACCACAATCAGGTCTCCGTTCTTGACGTGACCCGTCGAGATGGCAACGCCCTTGATGGTCAGGGCCAGTGCCGTTAGTCCGTCAACCGACAAGGTGGCAGAAGCGACAAGGTCTGACGTTGCCTTGAACAGGAACCTCTGCCCGTTGGAACGAGCGTCCACCGTAGGCGAGCAAGTGAGTGTGACGGCGCTAGTAGTTCCACCCACCGTCCCCGTGGACACAGTTCCACCAGCGATGAGATTATACCAAGACTTCACCGCAGCCATCATGGCGCGGGATGAATCATTGACTGTGGATGGCATTATGTTCGCTTGGGCGTGCAAAGTCCCAAACCGCCCTTTCGGGCTGCTCAAAGTCGCCTTTGAGATCAGATCATATCATCACCCCATTGGGGTGCAGCGCGCTTCGGGCCGCTTGGCCCTACGGGTTAAACCCTGATCGTTGAACCTTCCCCGTGAGGGGCTTGGCTGCTGATTTTCTCTTGCGAGACGTTCCAGCAATTCACGCTGTTATTCAATGTGGCTTTCACCACAAGGGGCCCAAATTAAGCCTGTCCTTCCAGCCAATTAATCGCGGAGTCGGCAGAGTCGTTACTTGCCGCCGTTGTGCTCCAAGACTTCACACCAGTTGCCATTATCTAGGCCCCTTCTTGCTACGATTGGAAATCATCGCTTCAACCACTTTCCACATTGTCTCGTCAGTTCCTATGCCCTTCAAATTGTTCACGGCCCATATAACTAGGCGCGTGTTCTCTGGCGTGTAGCCAGCATCTCGGCTGATCTTGTCCAGTGATGGAGACATCGGGTGGTGAAGCCCGCTCCCCGGCTCAAACCTAAGCCCGCTCACTTCGCAGACCCCGGCAAGCACCTTCTCAAGCACCCATTCCTTGGTCAGTGTGAACTCAATGCCACTTTCACGCGCTCGCCTGCGCGCCCCACCCATCAGGTTCTTGGCGATCATCTTCGGGGTCAGCTTGTCCCGATGATATGCGCCGCGACCTTTCTCAAGTCGTGCAGTCCTGTTCCTGCGGTATCCATCTCGGTGCAAAGCCAAGCTGTATTCGTGGTTTTCACGCTGCCACTTGCGGCCCAGTTCCCGGTGCCGCTCCCGGTTCTTCTCGTACCAAGCCCGCATGTACTCTTTGCGCTCTGGCTTGCCGTTGTAGCGCCGCAGGGTTTCCCGTCTGCGTTCAGCCTCTTCAGGCGTCATGTCCTTCAGTTTCATGGCTTGCCTCGTCGTTAATTGACGAGACTATTCTACCACAGTTAACGATATGGTCTAGACCAGGATTTGACGCCTGTTGCCATTATTGAGACCTCGTATTGAATGAGCCGAGAATAGCGGGTGCTGCTGACTTTCCAGCGAGAGCGGCACGGCGCTGTGCCTCACCCATGATGAGTCGAACTTTCTCCGCAATGTCCGCCGGTGATGATCCGGGGCTGCCCCTGCGGACTGCCTCTGACAGCAACTTGATGTTTCGCTCGGTAAGGGAGTTCGCGATGTTCTTGGCGACATAGCCCGCAAGGAACGGAGCCGCACCAATGCCGCCCGCCCCATAGGTTGCACCAATACCAAAAACCGACATTAGCCCACTACCATCCGGCGATAGCTTGCCAAGCAATCGAAGCGCGTTCTGGGATGCCGTGCCGCGCACAACCTTCTCCATGAGCGCACGCTCTGGTTTGGTGAACAGCCTTGCCTTCCTTGGGTTGTCAAGAATGGCGCGGATGTTCTGCCGTGTGGCGTTGTCGAGGTTCCCACCCGAGTGAGTAGACGCGGCACGTCTCTCAGCCTTGCCAAGAGCCTCGTCAATCATCTCCGACTTGCGGAGCCTGCTCCAGAGGTTACGAGCCGTCCTGACTGCCGTCTGAGCCGCTGCGGTATCGCCCGATGCCACATCAGTCGGGCCAGCGTGTTCGATGAAGTCGTCAATCTTGGTGACGATGCTTCCGGCAAGGGATCGCTGCGAAGGGTTGGTGCCATCGCGAGCAACGTTATTGGCGATCTTGCGAACCTGATCCAGACCCTTGAAGGTCGTCAGGTTTTGGGCGATTTGTTCAAGCCTGTCGAGGACGACCTTGATCCCGGGCTGGAGAGCCGGATCATACCCGAAGTCGGCGGCTGCGCTCTTAACGCTTTCGGCGAGTTTCGAGAGACCGCCGGGGGTGAACATGACCCCTGAATTATCTGCTGCGTGGTACGCTGCTTGCCCTGCGGCTTTGAGTTCGTCGTTTGATGGGGCTTTCTTGAGTCCTGAAGTGAGCTGTCCACGGACGAGGCCGGGGATAGTAGCTCCAGCAAGTCCCCCAATAGTTTCCCCGTAACCTCCCGTAAGGCCAGCCTTATCCGTCTCGCGACCAATTTCAGAGCCGACGAAGCCTGTGAGACTGGGGACCATTGCCGCAGGCCCCGCAACCGCACCACCACCCAGGAACCCGCCCAACTTGCGCGAGGCGCGGCCAAGGTCGTCTGTCGGTGCTGGGGCGGAGATTTCGCCGATGTTGCGGCGGGCAAAGTCTTGCCAGCCTTTTGCACCCCAATTCTCAAGGTTGGAACCTTCAAGCGGAATGCCTTTCGCCCATGACGCCAATTCGACCGGAAGGCCCGGAAGTGAGGCGACCCCCTCCAATATACCAGAACCTACCTGACCAACAGGGCCTTGCATGATTTCATCAAATACGCTTGGCTGCTTGGCAAGCAAGTCCTTGGGTTTATTGGTCTTTGCAGGGGCGAGAAGGTCAGTTGGCATTCTTCAGCCTCCGCTTAACCTCTTCCACGGAAATTCCGTATTTCTTGGCTGTAAATTCAAGGTCTTCCTTGGATGGCTCTGGCTCTTTGGCAGGGGACTGCCATCCACCACGATCACTCATGGTTCCAGAGATTGAGTTCTCAAGGTCATACTTGAGGCCCTCCAACTTGCTGTTCAGGTCGAAGTCTGTATCAAGCGGGTGCGGAAGATAGCGGCTTGCATAGCTTCTGGCTTCTTCTTGTGACTTTCCTGCGCCAGTGAGGCTTCTGATGAGGGCCTCTGACCCGCTCTCAATGTAGCGTTTAACCTCCGCCCCTGTTCCCGTGTTGAACAGGATTTGCCCACGACCTTGGATGCTATCAAGTTCAGGGAGCCTTTTCTTGATTTGGTCAAACCTTTTCAGGAACCCTTCGGCCAAACCAATTCTTGCCCCAACCTCGGCTGGGACTTGCCCCGCCGGAGCCTTGTAACCGGGAACAGATTGCAGCGTAGGAGTTTTCCCATCCGCGCCGTAAACCCACATTTGGCCCTGCGGAGGCGCACCAAGGTTCAGCAGTTTGGCTTGCGGGTCGAGGATGGGTCGCAGTGGCGCTGTAGGAGCAGGCGCGGGCGGGAAGTCAGCCGCATTGAGAGGGGGAGGCCCCTGCATCTCTGGCGGCATCATGCCATCGCCAAGCGTGTTCTTGTGCATGTCGGGATTGAAGAACTGTCCCGGACTGTCAGGAGCAATGACCGACGCAGGTGGCGGCACGGGCGCACCACGGGACGGCGATGGCATGGCCTGCGGAGGTGGTGCTGATGGTGCCATCGGAGCGCCGGTCTTGGGGTCAATGGTCCCAACGCCTGGAACGTCTACCCCAAGAGGCGTAACCTGTGCCTGCGCCAACTGCTTCTTGAAGTCGAAGTACGTCCCCGGGAAGCCCTGCTGAACCGCAAACTGGTAGTTCTGGATGTCGCTTGTCGGCTCGTTCGGTTTTGCGAACATCTGCGTTGAGAGTGCACCCATGAGAGCCTGCGGGTCATTCTTCACCATCTCGGCAAAGATCGGCCTCTGTGCTTCCGGGATGGTGGGGAGAAGCTGGTCGAAGGCAGCAGCTAGGCCCTGCTTCTTCTTCTGTGCTGCGATGGGCGAGCCAAATCCGGCAAGCCCAGCGGTGAGCCTCTGCGCCCAAGGCCCCGGGGTCGCAAGCGCACTGGCGAGGTTGTAGAAGCTCTCGCTCGGCATGTTGTTGATGCCGTTGGATAGCTTCTCGAAAAACGATGGCTGGTACTCGTCGCCCTTGGGGGCCGCGAGATAATACGGTGCTGCCATTTTCTACCCCTAAAAGAGCCATCCGGCTGGGCCAAATGCGCCCGTGTCTTTCAATGCGCCCGTGAGGCCAAACAGGCCACCAATGCCACCAAGAATCCCTGGACCCGGCTGCGTCTGCGTACCGTTGGAAGTACCGCCCATCGAGCCAATTCCAGAGGCGAGGCCACCGTACTTGATGAGGTTGTCCCACGGGGATTGCTGGTTATACATGTAGCGGTTGAAGTCTTCCGTGAGGCCCTGCTGCGCCTTGTTCTCCTGCTGCGCGCCGATGCCCTGAAGTTGGTTCAGGTCATTGTACTTGTAGGCGTCATAGCCCGGGATCATGCCCGCAAGGTTGCCCAACTGGTTGATCGCCTGCATCTGGTTCTGTCGCTCGTTGGCGTAGTTCTGTCCGTAAATCTGCGCGCCCAAGTTCCCCAACTGCTGCGTCATCACGCCTGCGTGCGCGGGGCTTCCCGTCCTGCCCGATGCGCTGAACTGAGAGTTCACCGCGTCCTGCACGTCGCCCGACAGGGCTGAGAACATGTCGTGCAGGTGCGGGTTGTTGTTCAGGTAATCGCCATTGGCTGTAGAGAGCGCCTGACTCAATCCCCCTGTGATGGCATTTCCACCCTGCCCATAGAGCGCACTCCCGCCATTCGCAATGTTGCGAATGGCGCTCATGGCGTTCATGGTATCGCCAGAGAACGGAGCAACCGTCGAGCCGGGGAAATAGTTGGTCCCCTTGGCGTTAAGAGACTGCGCCCGACTGAGAATGTCCTTAAGCGCACCCTGCGCTGGCTTCCACGGATCATTCTGCTGCGTGGTCGTGGTCTTCTGGTCTTTGCTCATCAATCAATCCTCAATTCAAGTACAACGTGCGTCTTCTTGAACTCTGTAAACACACGTTCCCACCCTGGCCTTGCGTACAACTCAAGGAGAGAACACCCCTCCGACTTTGCAAACTTCTTCCACGTCTCGACAGCGAGGCGTTGCCACTTCTCGCGATGGTCGCCGGAAGCCATGATGGCTTCGACGGACTTTGACCCAGAACTATGGACGTTGATGCGGGTGATGCAGGCCGCGAGGCACTCACCCGCCTCCCAGTACACCCAGCATTGCCACTTGCCTGACGCGATGTAGTCGAAAGCCGCCATCTCCGTGAGACGGCCCGTGGACCGCTCCACCCCGCTCATGATGCGCGGACGGATCACAGGCCAAGCCTGCGCCACCGTATTGGGCGGAAGCTGGAAAAATTCGCCGCTCAAATGATGTACCAGGCGCTGCCATCCGTATGGAGCGCCCAGCCTGCGTATTGCGTTGTCGTGGACTTCGTCGTAGCCCCGTCAATCGTCTCTGCCCCGTTCCCGTCAATGATGACCGGATGGGCAGATGAATCAATCTTCTTCACGTTCAGCGTTCGCCACGGATAGGATGACACGGCCGGAAGCGTAACAACCAAAGTTGTCGTCGCACTCGCATCGGCAAGGATTGTCCAATCGCCTTCCGTGACCGTGTAGTCCGCAACCACGGTGCAAATGCCACGATGGTCACGGAACCCGAATTGCGGGAAATTGGTTATGATGGAATTGACCGCGTCCACGATTTCGCGCGTAGTCGCCTGCGGGGGGATTTTCCTGACCGGGGTGAAGTTCGAAACCGTCATCTCATCCCCATCGAGGAAACCTTCACAAGGTCAACGCCCTGCGCATAGTTCCATGTTGTCGCAGCCGGTATCGTCATCCTTGCCCGCAGGAACCTCCCTGACGAGCGCGTGGGGCAAATACCAGCCGAGTTCTGCGAAGACTCTGCAGAGTAGGAAACCGAACCGTGTTGGGTTTCACGCGAACCAATGGAAATCGTGGCTGACGAAGTGTCCACCAATGGGGCAACTTCCTGCACCTGCGCGCGTCCCGTCTCATTGATCTGGGCTTCTGCCGTGGTCATCACGGCTTCAAGGCTGGACCCGTCGAAGAATGACAACTTGTGCGCCGAGTTGAACGCCCCGATGGATTGGTTGCCGCCCTGATAGGCTGTGGAGTCGAATGACAGGCTTTGGCTCTCAAGCGTGCCTGAGATGCTGTCCAATCCGACACCAAGGCCGAAGTGGTTGTAGAGCAACTCAACGTCCTGAACCACGTATGACCAACGC